CCTAACTTAACTTCTGTGTCAACTTCTATCATTTAATACCTCTTAGCTTCTGGTGGTGTTTCTAGCACACTTCTAACTTCTGTAATGTTTTTTAACTGTTCCTCATGTATCATTTTATTATACTCAGAAAGTTTAACTTGATGATACACTTTATTGTCACCAACAATTAAGATATCAGGATCGTCAAGTCTGTGGTATCCATAGACTCTTTTTTCTATAGGACAGTCTGTATCAAGTAGACCTGATCTAGCTGCAACATTTACTGTCATCCCTTTTTCTATGCACTTAGCTAACCAAAACTCACAACATGCTTTACCTGCTTCTGCAAAATGCAAATTACCTCTGTAGCTAAAGTCTATCCCAAATAAATTAATACTTCCCACTTTATTATACAAAGCAAAAGCAAATGCGAAAGGCACAGTGTTGTTTAAATATGCACAATCTGCATCTTGTGCGACTTCTTGTAGAGGATAAAGAACTGCAGAAGGACATCTTTTATCTAGCTCACAGGTATACACAGGTGTGTCAGTAACAGGTAACCATCTTCTCATAATGTCTGTCTGGCTTCCTGCGTCATCTGTGTCCATAAACCTACTTACTGGGTCTAGCATAAAAACTCTATCGCATTTTGTTATGGCTCCCATACAATTTATTCCCCAGACTTCGTCATAGGTTTTAGAATGTACTAAACTAAGGTGAAAGTCTAGCTGACTCTCGCCCATAGCAACAATGGCAATATTCTTGCCTTCGAGTTTTTTTATTCTCATGCTTGTGGTTCTCTCCGTATCTCGTCGTACCTATATTGATCCCTAGTTGACTTAGCTTCACCAAGATTTTTAAGTCCAAGTATAGCTTCCTGAAACTTAGATTCATACACAGGTATGGATTCATAATTTTTGAGATACGTGCATGCTTCAACTAAGCTGCCATACAGCATAGCATTTGGAGCATTTTCAGACAGCCATGTTGTCTCACTTCCTGTAGTAGAAGTAAGTGATGCTGGTCTGTAGTAATAGTGCAGTTCAACTTCATAGGTTGAATCTGGAGTAGGTGCAACTATAAATGTATTATTATCGAATTCAGCGTAATACTTTGGTTGTCCTGTTGTTGATGCATTGGGAGTATAATCCCTAATGAAAGAAACTTGTTTTAGTAAAAGATAATTATAATTACTGCTACTATCTATAACAGCCATACTAAACGGTGATAGATAGTCTGTAGGGCATTCAAGATAAGGTCCAGAAGCTGTAAAGTTTCCAACTTGATTTTTTCTAAAATCATCTAATTGCACACTTTTGAGTATGCGTTCTTCTGTTGTTGTTATAAAAGTAGGTAGATTAGTTACAAAACTAGTCTCGGTACTGTCAAGATAATCTTGTACAGCTGTTTTTAAAGTTGTGTATGTAAAACTCATGTCGTGTAAATTACACCCCCCATTCCACTATGGTTAGTGCAATAATAATAAAGTGTTGGAGCACCAGATGCAACTTCTATTTGAGTATAGGCTCCTGAACTGCCTGGAGTTCCATTAGTTGTAACACCTGTCGTGTATTCAGAGCCACCTCCATGTGTACCATTTGAAGTAGTCGACAATCTTAAGGGATGGCTAGAATTACTACTATCAGATTGGTCAAATTTATATGTCTGTCCTTCGGTTACTGTCAGAGCTGCCGCTCTTGAACCGTCTATGTAGAAATAATTAGATCCTAAATAATTAGCTACAGTAACTGTGTAGGTTGTTGGACTTGGAGTAGGACTAGGACTAGGACTTGGGCTAGGACTAGGACTAGCTGCTACACCTGATATTGTTATCTCACCAACAGCACCTGTTGATTCTGGTACACTGTACATAGAACCTATCGTGTTACTGTTCAAAGCATTCATAATAGGAGAACTAACCCCATCAGAATTTTTAGGATTACTTATTCTTACTTGACCTAAATTTATTGTTGATTTAACATCAGGTCTAGGGTTATACAATGCTTCTGGATCTGCAGATTTTCTAGTTCTTATAAGCTGTGGTTGTTTAGGATCATACATGTCTGGTCCAACTAATAGACCATTCCATGTTTTCTTCATGTCGTTTAGTTTGTATCTAAACCCACTTATGTCACAAATACCATATGCATGTTTACCACTCGTATATGCCATTAGTAACTTATCCTCGGTGTAAGATGTATACTAGCTCTGTCTCTATCCTCATCTGCAGCTCTGTTGAAACTCTCTTCGTAATCTATTTTTAAAAGACCAGCTTTCTGTGGGTTTCTTTTTAAACAAAGTTGATAAGCCAAACCTAGAGTCATACATTGTATGAAACGACTAGGAACTTCTTGATCTTGTGCTGAAGCTGTTACATCATCTATTCTTTGTATTCTGTAACTCATAAATTTGTATGTAGTTACACTATCTGGTGTAGGGTATAGGTACAACACAGGTGTTTCTTTTCTATCTACAAAATATTGTGATGGTCTTCCTGTTGTTGTTTTATCAGGTAAATTTAAGTAATCAGATCTGCTTATTCGATCTATTGAGATATCACTAAATGTTGAACTGCTTGTACTATCGTAAACTCTAACAACTGCTTCAAGTACATCTACATCATAAGAATTTAGAGTATATGTTGATGTACCTGAAGTTAAGTCTAACGTGACTTGTTCTACTGTCCACAAGTTTATCCCTCTGTTTGCCCAATCGGAAAACATTATATTTAGAGATCTTCTTGCGGTTGCAGCATCGTAGCCTGTTCGCATTTCAAGTCCAGCTAATTCATAAGCCTCTTCTATAACCTCAGCTGTGTTGAGGCTAAAGACTTTAGAATCAGAAGTAGCCATTTAGTTAAAACTCTTTAATAACTGTAATGACTATGACGTATGAGTCGCCAGCGGAGTGACCAGTAGTTGTTAACGCAATGTCACCTGTTTTTCCACTAGAAGCTGCAGTATTTTGCAACCCACCCATGTATGAAAACTCTACATCATCACTATGTTCTCTTAGATCCCAACAGATAGTGTTTGTTGTAGCATCCCATAACAGTTTGACACTCATACCTAAAGTAGAGTAATTTATTCTACTCACTTTACAGCCTGTACAAGCAGCACCGTCACTACTTCTTACAGCTAGGGCACTTACATCTATTTTAGTTACTGCTGACTCACCAGTTCCGTCAGATGTGCTAGTCAGCTGTATAACAGCTGACCTATCACCATCTGCAATTGTTGTTGAAGTTACTGCATCTGCCATATGTTACTCCTTACGAAGCTACGTCGTAGCCTATGACTTCAATCATAAAACGACCAGCAGTATAAGCAGCATCGCCTGTACCTTGACTTACTAAGTACAAGTATTGATCAGCAACGATATCGCCACCAGCAACTAATGTACCTGCAGATGCAGCACCAGCGTTAATGAGTTGAGTTTCTGTTAAAGCTCCGATTCCTGTGTCATTAACACCTGTACCTTCTGTAGCTGAGTATAGATCTATGTCTGTACTTCCTCCAGCTGGAGTTTCTACACATGTCATTGTCACACCAAAAACAACACCTTGGTTAGCTGTTGTAACTTGTGCTATGTATGCAACACCTGCACCGTCTTTACCGATAATATCACCTGCAGTTCCACCATCTTTTAACCCTGTTAGGTCAATCATAATAGTAGACTTTACAATATTTACATTTGTGTCTGTGTCACTAGGAAGTCTATCGACCTGAGTAATGTATGTTGCTGCTGTGCCTTCGATACCAGCACCACCAACAGCTTCGACTGACATTTTATCACCACTAGTTACAGTAACTGTACCAGTAGTGGAGTTTTCTGATATGGTTTGAAAACCGTTTTTAGAGCGGACTGGTCCACTAAAAGTTGAATTTGCCATAATTTCCTCCTCGGAAAAAAGTTCTACTGTCTTGGCTTGTCTGCTAGGTCAGTCGGTAGAACAAGTTAATTTATCCTAGAACCCTAGTCTATATCAATTCTGCAAAAAAAGAAAGGGGAGCATATAGCTCCCCTTTACAAGAAATGGATTCTTTACGCTCCAGGGGAACCGTAAATACCACGCCAGTCACTAAAGCCGAAAGAATATCTTTCTCTAGCTTTGTAACGCATGTTACCAGTTTCGAAGTCACCTTCCATTCCAGTAGACATTGGGCTTCTAACGAAATGCTTTAATCCATTTGGTGCGTCAGTTTTTATAAAAAACGCATCAGTGTCGGTTAAGAAGTGATTAACTGTATAACCTCCAGGAAGCATGCTCATATTCTTAAGAGCATTTATATCGTTGTCAGAAGTGCCAACTCTGTTAGGAGTGTTAAGCAACCTGTCAGCAACAAACTGCAGTGCTGGTGGAACGATTAACTTTCTAGCCTGAACATTGGTTTTTAAACCACGCTCATCTTTAAATGCAGCAATTTCGATCATTGCATTTTCTAGAGAAGTTTCATTCAAATCAGCAGCAGTACTTGGCTCATTATTCTGATCGCCTGCTGTTAAAGTAGGGTGATCAGTTGTCATGAGAGGTTTTCCATCTCCTCCTGGGAAGGAAGTAGAGAAACCATTATTAAGTACATTAGCAGCTTTTACTTGCTTAGTTTGACTCATTGAGCGAGCCAACGCTTTAGTATATCTAGCAGATATACTGTCGTACAGATTGTCTTCGATAGCTTCTTCTGTCAAAGCAAAAGCTAACGCCACAGTTTCATGTGAATACCTTGCAGTATAAGTTTCTTGCGCATAGTCATAAGTGACTGCTGAGCCTTCTCCTTTTACTGGTGCTTCACCGAAGCCTGAAAGCATAACTTCTTCTTCAAACGCTCTATCTGAATTCTCTGTATCAAAGATTTCAGTATGCTCGTTTTCGTATCTGCTATACTCAAGACCAAAAAGTGCATTCAATCCTGGTTCTAGTTCTTGGACTAGTTGTGCTCTATTAATTGCCATTTATATCACCTTTTAGCTGTTGCCGAATACAGAAGCAGGGAATGTTACATACACTCTAGCATACTGTCCAATAGAATTTGATGGCTTATCTGGAAAGCCTACTATTGTCGCAATACCACTAGAAGTTGTTGCTGTAACGCCTTCTTTTGATCGACCTGTTGAAGAATCCCCTGCAGTTGTTGAAATCGTATTAGTTGTTCCAATAGATGCTTGAGTAGGAGTCGCAGTTGCCTGAGCCTCATAAACAATATCTGGATCAACATAAACATACGCTTTCGCATTTGCAGAGCCTAAAGTAGCAGTATCAGCAGTCCACATCTTCGCAAAGACGATTTCTCCTGTTGTTGCTGTAAATTCTACACCTGCAAATACGCCTAGTGGGGTACCTGTCGCAGTACCTTGGATAACTAAACCACTTGAGAGATTTACTACGTCGCCCGAAAAAATCGAAGCATTAGTAGCACTTGCTATCGCAAACTCACTTGGTCTGATTGTTCCACCAGACATATGATATGCAGGAGTAAAACCATCTGGGTCATTTACATTCGCCATTTTATTTCACCTTTTATATATGTTGTTAAAAAATCTTAGTTTTACCTAAGAACCTTTTCCGAAAGTAACTTTACTTTGCCTATTAGGTCTACTAATTGGCATAGAAGGATCACTTTCCCTCATTAAGTCTGTGTCAACAGCACGCATCGCGTCTGCGGTTAGACCATCGAAATAGTCTTTCCGTTCTCTAACTGTTTCTTCAGGGATCCTTGCCAGGATTAACCCACCTACTCCGATAACACCTGCGTGTCTTCCATCTTGTATCGTTGGAGCTTCGAAATCTGGGTACTCTTCAGCACGAACAGGCTCAAAGCCTTCACGTAAACGCTTAGACATATTAGTCTTATCGTCATGACCTAGTACAGATTCTCTAATCCATCGATGTTTAAAGCCAGAAGGGGCTGGAGGTGCTTCTAATGCAGAAGGTTGTTTCCATGGTTTCCTGCGAGAAGTTTTTTCTCGGGATTGTGCAGATCGAGGAGATCGATCAGTAGCAACAGATTGCTCTACTTCGTTAGTTGTATTTTTTTCTGTCATATTAACTCCTATTGTTTAACATATTTTGCATACTCTTCAAGAGGCACACCTAGTTTTTTCGCAATTGCTACTTGACTCTGTGTGAGTTTAATTTTCTTACTGCGTGCATTATTATTTCTTGCTTGTCTTGTAGGACTAGCAACTCTCTGCACGGGAGAGTCATTTGTTTCAGTATAGTTCCTATTTCCAAAATTGGAAAGTCTATTGTCCAATTCAGTATAATAGTCATCGGTTGTTCCATCATAACCTTCATCCATTAATTCTCTATGGATACCAAAAGAAGCAAAAGTTAATGCTTGGTCTTTACCAAACCAAGAATTCTTTTTCGCCCATTCTTGTGCTTTTGGGTCAGGTTCTTGAGGAGTAGCTACAGCAGGAGATTGTGGTATTACTGTTTCAGTAACAGGTACCTCTTCACCATTCTCTTTTGCTTGTTTTCTCTTTTCACTTACACGACGTAAACTTTCAGATTCTACAGAAAGACGAGAAAGTTTCTCGTTTGCTGCTATTATCAGATCAGTATCTCCTCGCTCATAAGCATCTTTATACTCTGCTTTAGCTGAGTCTAATTCTGTCTTAACACGATTATCATACTCATTGAACATAGCACTGTTTGCTGAATCTGCTTTTACTTTTAGTTTAGCATTTTCATCTTGAACTTTTTTCGCCCAAGATAGAGCTTCTTCGTTTTGTCGTTCCGTTTCTCTCAGCTTATAAGTAAGTTTGTTAATCCTTTTCTGAACAGAATCGCTGTATTCTTCTTGTTCAGACTTATTATCAGAAGCCTCGACTGCTTCGTCATTCTCAACAATATCGACATTTTCTTCATTCTTTTCATCGACAGGAAGTTCTATTTCAACTGTCTCTTCTATGGCAAGATTTTCTTCTTGTTGCATGGTTTCCTCCATGGTGGTTAATAATCGACTGCTTCGGGATCAGGTATTCTCGCTAAAATATCATCATCATTTAATAAACGAAGTTCGCCTCCATCTATCTTGAATCTAGCTCCAGCATACCTGCCGAAAAGCACCCATTCGCCTTCCTTACACCAAGCTCCTTCAGGAAACTTTGCAGTATCCTTATAGGCGTCTGGTCCAAGAGAGATAACATATCCTACAACTGAGGATATTGTGTCTTGTTCTATTGTGTTCTTAACTAATTGGATACCACCCTCTGTAACAGAGTTTCTTCCTCTAGGGAGAATTAATACCCTATACCCTGTGGGTCTAGGAAGTAGATCAGCTTGTGATGCAATCTCTTCTGCAGTTTTTTGTTTAGGCATCTCTTGCTCTAACTTTTTGTCAAAGTTTAAAATTTGATCAGGGATATCTTGTTTCTTAGTTGTCAATTTCTTTCTCCATATTTTTTTGCAGGTCTATTATTTCTTGTTCGGCGGAGCGAAGACCTGATATCTCTCCTACGACGTATTGGTATTGCTCATAGTTAGAAACACTGCCCGAAGACAAAGTCTCTTCTAAACTGCTAATACGCTCTCTGTACTTTTTAAGAAGGTACTCAACAACCCTAATGTAATCCATTAATCAGAGCTGTAAAAATTTAATCCTTTAGTTGCAGCTCCAGTTCCTCTGGTCTTCATGANTTTCTTTTCTGAGTGAAGACCTCCCCCACCGTACTCTTTGTACATGCCACCATCTTNCATCTTACTAAGTTTTTTGAAATCCTTTCCTTCTAAAACTTTGGGATCCCCAGCCATCGCTGCTATTTTTTTCTGTTTTGGAGAGTAGTCTCCAGATTTTCCTTTTGGCATAATTATCTCCTAAAGATATTTAGTTTTCTTTTTACGATCAGGCATCACTGCACCACAACCTCGATGGAACATACCACCTTCAGCCATTTTGTAGAGACCACCATCTTTTTTCTTAGCAGTTTTTGCTGCGTCTTTAAAGTCTTTTGCCGAAGGAGCACCTTTAGCACCTTTCGGTCTAGATTTTTTACCTTCTGCTTTTTTCTTGTTGATGTTATAGTAGAGACCTTTCTTAACAGTTCTACCATCTTTAGTTGTATGTGTACCTTTACCCATTATTCACTTGCCTCCTCAGCATCTTTAACTTGCTTTAATATTTCGCTATATGATTTTTGTGCCTTTAACTCTGCATCAAGACCATCTTTCTCTCTTGCTGCTGCAATTTTCTGTTGAGCTATGTCTTCGTTTTTATCTGCTTTAGCCAAGGCAACTTGTGCGTCCATCTCTGCCTTAGTAAGTTCTGTTTGTGCACGAAGCTGGTCAGCTGTTTGTTTTCTTTGTATTTCCATACCCTGTAGTTCTAGCTGCTTAGTAGCTAAGTCTATCTCTGGTTGCTGCTGAGCAATTCTTTGTGCTTCTATTAATGCTTGTTCTTGTCCTGTAATTTCTTGTGTAGCTTGTGCTGCCATCATGGCGATTTGGTTCTGTACTTCCATTGGGACAGGTTGTCCTTCAGGTGGAAGTTGTACACCTTGCTTAGCAAGAAGTTCTTGTATTTGTAATTTATATTTCAGAGCTTGATGTTCTTGTATGTGAGCTTGAAGTGCAGCCATAGCTTGTGGATTCTGTTGAACTGCTGGGTTCTGCATATGTGCCATATGTGCTTGTATATGTGCATCATGGTTTTGTTCTATAAATGCTTTTAGTGGCATACCCATCATAGCATCTTGATTTTCTTGTATTGGATCTTTGGGTTGTGCCTCGTCTATAGGCATAAGTATTTCGTCGATATTCGATATACCTAAAGCTGTATACATTTTATAGTAAGCCTCTCTCATGTCGTGTAGATCTGGTGCACTTTGAGCTAACTGTAGTTGTGTTTGTGCGAGAACCACTCTTTGGCTCATGCTGAAAATGTTTGGATCACTTACAGGAATTATGTCTACTTGACCATCAAAATCTTTTGCGTAAATTGTGCGAGAACCACCGACTACATCGTAAGGATATTCTGGTGGAAGTGATTCAGAAAAAACTCTAGCAAGAATCTTGAACTCCATTTTCTGTGCAAAATGTAGACGCTTGTGTATAGCTGACATAATTTTACTGCCACGCTCTAGCATCGCAATCGTTGTACCGACAGGAGCTTCCTGCCCCATGTCGCCAATCTTCATGTCTGCAATATTTGCAAAACGCTGACCACTCTCAACAATCACACCTAATAATTGTGCAAGCACACCACTAGGTTCTTTATAAGGTAGAGGCATAAGTGCATCTCTGATTGTTCCACCTGGAACATCAACATCACGCCACTCTCCTGGCTCTATAGGAGTATCATCGTCACGGATTCGCATCCCTCTAGCCTTAAATCCAGCAGGCAGGTTGCTTAAAGTACCAGCATCGACAAGTTGTCTAAGTATAGACGTTGCCGACTTACTAAGTCCTCCAATCATGTGAATGAGTCCAAAACCATAAAAACCGAGTCCTGGAAGGAACTTATAGTGAACAAAGTACTCTATTTTGCTCTTTAAAGGGTCATCTGGGTTGAAGTTTCTACGAATAGAAAGGACTTGATTACTCTCTTTTATGATGGTTACTATATAAGGTAGGGCAATTCCAGTCTCTTCACCCTCAATAGTGTCCTCAAAACCTTCAAGATTGACCTCAACATGCATCTCGAGGACGGTAAATGTCTCTGTAGTAGCTGGTTTTGATACTCCAGTGATATCATCTATCTTCTGTTTGACCCCTGCGAAGTCTTCACTTGAGCCTATTGACGGTTGTCCTATCTCTATATCCCTATATAACCCAGCTTGTTGCATTTTACGGATGTGGTTTTCCGACATTTGTATAACATGGGTAGCTCTAGGGCAATCTAATAGGTCTGTAGTAGCGTATGAGACTATAAAATCTTCAGCCATTATGAATTTACTAACTGCTCGAGCTTTAGAAGGGTCATAAAAGACCTTTTTAAATGCTGAACCAGATAAAGGTAGGTAGAATAACAGTTGATCTAGTTCAGGATCATACTCTTCCATGTTGTATGTTATCTGATAGTTCATGAAATCTTTAACTCTTTGACACTGCTCTTCTTTAGCAGCATCAGAGACACCTAGTATTTGTGATTTAACAGGTCCATCAGAAGGTAATAGTTCTTTATAGGCTTGTGCTTGAAACTGTGCTACAGATTCTGATAAAAGTGGATGATGTACACCACTTGCTCCTGGGAAAGGTTGCGTTCTATCTTCAGTTTTTATTCCAAGAAGATCTAGACCTTTAGTAAATGTTTCTAACCATTCGCGTCTTGACTCTTCGTCTTCTTCAAAATCAGAAATTAAATTTATAGCAAGAGTATTTAGATCTGTCTCATTTATAACTTCAGCTAAGTTCTCGTTGAACTCCTCTACTGGATCTGGAACTATGTCTATAAGTGCTTCGTCTTCTTCACCTTCAATAACAATGTTCTCAGGCAGAATGTCTTCCATTAATTCAGGCACTTCTACTTCTGTGCCCTCGCCTTGGAGCATGGAATCTAAAATTGTTTTTTCTACTGCCATTATATTTTCAAATCATACGGTATAAAGTCATCAATAGTAAACTCGTTTCCTGCGGTACCTCGGTTCTTCTTCGTAATCTGTACCAAGTCTCACGAATCCACCTTGTCTAAATCTCATAAGTGCTTGCGTTGTACTGTCGACTAAATCGTCGTGTTCACCGTTAGGAAAATCAGAAACTTCGTCCATTAGTTGTTCAGCCCAGTTGTTTTCTGGCACCCAAACATAACCCCCACTAAATAATGGAGTACATGCATTCAATCTAGCAATCTTATCTTGACCACGACTTGGCGTAAAATTTTGAACAGGAATTCCTAATGCTCTCAGTTCTTGAGTAAGAGGCATCCCTGAAGCTTTGCCTTCGATAATCACACTTTCAGGATCCCATTCTTTATATTGTTCTAATGCTTTCACCTTGAGTTCAGGGAAAGAAAGCCTCTCGCGAACTGAATCCATTAATATAATATGTGCTTCATTGCCTGAGTACTCTTCGTCACCTATCTTCCCTTCAGGATAGAACACCCCCCAAGTAGTGATCGCGGAGAAATCTGCTCTTTCAGTTTTTAAAAAAGCCGTGTCGTAACTTTGTATCATGTATTCGACCTGTGGTGGACTGTCGCGATCCCAAATTTTAAACCACTCTCGATTAATAATACTCGCCCCTTCGCCTGTTGGGTTTTGCATATATTCTGCTGACCACTTGCCTGGAGAGATAGATGCTTTGATCTGTTCTAGTTCGGGAAGTGGCCAATATCCTGGCCAAAGAGGTTTTCCCGAAGGCAGAATAGCTGGGAACTCTATAATCTCCCATTGGTCAGCTGCATCCGATTCCATCATTTTCTTTACAACGCGACCAGTCAAATCTTTTTTAGACCAGCGTGTCATAACCATAACGATGGCACCTCCAGGCTGTAACCTTTGGCGAGGTCCTGTCATGTACCACTCATATGCATCGTCAAGTGCGTTAGCACTCATGGCATCTTGTTCAGAATGAGGATCATCGATAATAAATAAATCCGCACCCCTTCCTGCCAATGCACCTCCAACACCAGAGGCAAAATACTCACCGTTCATCGTGCCGTCTTTCGTTCTTGTTTCCCATCTACCTGCTGCTTTACTTTCAGGATTCAATTCGACATTCGGGAAGATATCTTGATATTCTTTGCTGTCGACAAGGTCACGAATCTTACGACCAAACCTAACAGCTAAATCTGCAGTATGTGTTGCCTGTATAATCTTGAGTCCTGGCTTCTTGCCGACTAGGAATGCTGGGAACATGTAAGAGGCGAATTCCGATTTGGTGTGACGTGGTGGCATATTGATGATTAACCGTTTAAGTTCGCCTGATGCGATACGGTCAAAAGCCTTCGCCATGATCCGATGATGCTCACCCTCTATAAAGTCAGACCACATGGTTTTGACAAAAGGTAAAAAATTAGTTTGAACAGTCTCTTTTTTCTGGAGCTCCGCCAATCGTTCCGATAGTTCGAGGTGCTCGGTCAAGAGTTCTTCGGGAATATGCTTTAGGCTATCGTCGTTCATTTAAATTTTTGTTGCAAAATTTTTTGTGGAACAAGGACTGGGAACCAACGCGAAGTTATTATATAAAGGTCATACATGCAGGGGGGGTCATCATCCTCTGAGCCAAGAAACCATGAGTCCATCAGGAAAAGAATCCTTCTCATTTATTCTTCGACTCTTGTTGTTCGGGAACAGACTCTTCGACAACCTCTCCTTCGACAGTGTATGGTGTTGAAGGTAGAATGCCTCCCGACTGTTCGTGAAGTTCCTTGATTCTCTCAATAATTTGTAGCTTTGTAAGATCCGATGTTTTGTTGACTGTTAATTCTTTGCGATCTATGTATAATCCTGCTGCTTTTCCTCGACTTACTTCGGCTGTGACTGCTGCTCCGAATGCATTGTTCTGCATCGCTTGGTCTCTTAACTTCTCCAAGTTCTCAAGATGGTTTGACAATGTGAGCGTGGCTCTGGCTGCTCCTCTGTTCTGTAACTCTTGGATCCTGCGTTGCACAAGAGGCTCGTTGTTCGCCAAGAAGGCTCCAGCCCTTGCTGCATTCTTGTGTGAATAACCAGCAAGGACGGCTGACTCTTTCAAGTTAGTTCCTGATGCTACTGCTTGGGCAAACTTCTCCTGTTTCGGAGTTAACTTCTTTTCCTTGCGTCTAGTTTCCATAGTTCCCTCGTGGTCCATTGCTCTATATAAGGAGCGTGGATTATACCTTGTAGATATTCTAACCTTTAATACCTGCTATCGTAAAGTATTCGCATATATATCGCATATTACTCCTTGTATCTAATAGTCTTCTAATAACTCTAGCTAATACGCTGTACTCTCTTCTACAACAGTCTTTTGGCAAGATCCTATTACCCTATTAGCCAATAAGAAACTTTTCGTGAACACCATCTAACAAATCCATTCTTCATATATAGGGCAATACCCCAATATGAAAATGGCTCCGAGAGGAGCCATCTATTGAGGAAGATACTTATTATCTTTGCGAGGCAGCAAGGACAGAGAAGAACATTACTTCTCTGTCTTTTTGCGTTTGTTTATTAAGTTGATACAACAGGCTATTAAGGTCTGGTGTAAACAAAAGAAACTCCCTATCACTTTCGCCAACCCAACCAGCTTTAATAAGTCGGTTGACTTTGTAATGCTCTTGCTTTAGTTTAAGTGCTTTTTTCGCAAGGACTTTTTGGTAAAGATCCTTGAAATAAGGTTTTTGTACAGTAGCCTCAAAGCCTTCTCTATACTCTCTTATTTTTTCTCTAGTTAACTCATTCATATTTTTCTCCTTTCTTAAATATCGATTAGTTATACCACGAAAGCCGAGTATAAGACTCGGCTAGTGGGGTGGCTAGGATTAGACTAGCAAGAAACCGTTACCAGCAACACTTAGAATAGTGCGGTTAGCTCTAGTAACCCATTCTAGTTGGAAGATTGCGGTTACTCTAGTTGTACCAGGAACGCCAACTATAAT